AAGGCTTATCAATCAATGTCAGGTATTCCTATTGTCGGTCCTGCATTGGGTGCTGTAGCTGCAGGAGTAGCAATAGCAGGTGGTATTAAGAATGTTAAAGCTATTATGGGGGTTAAAGTTCCTAATGGTGGTGGTGGTGCAAGTCCTGCATTGCCATCTGTTGCAACTTCTGCACCTATGACACCACAAGTACCTACTGCACAAACTACCAATATTAGTCAACAGTCAATTAATCAATTAGGCAATCAAGCGGTTAGGGCATATGTAGTAGAAAGTGATGTTAGCAATAACCAACAAAGAATAGAAGCCATTAGACAAAGAGCAAGATTTAGTTAATATTTTAAATTAATATATTTATAGTTATGGAATTACCTTTATATATGTTGGAAATATCTGATGATTTGAATGATGATGCAGAGGTGCAATTTGTATCATTAGTAGATAGACCTGCCATTCAAAAGAATTGGAATGCGTTTAAAAATGAACAAAAATTTCAAATTGTTAGCGAAGATAAGCATATTATTAGCGGTTGTGCTATGTTGGCTGATACTCCTATTTTCAGGAGTGATGTTAACTTTGGGGATTATTATGTTGCTTTTTCTAAAGAAACAATTGTTAAGATTGTGCAGAAGTACTTTAAGAAAGGATATCAAAATAATGTGAACTTGATGCATGACCCTAATCAAATTGAAACAGGGGTAACAATGTTTGAAAGTTTTATTAGTGATAAAACAAGGGGTATTCATCCAATGAAAGGATTTGAGGATGCACCTGATGGCAGTTGGTTTGTTTCTATGTTAGTAGAAAATGATGCAGTTTGGGAAAAGGTTAAGCAAGGCAATGTTAATGGGTTCTCAATTGAGGGCATCTTTAATTATGAACCTATGGTTTCAAAAGAGCAACAGGTGATGAATGAAATATATAAGATACTAGGTGACATCAAAATGGGCGGTGTTGGCAGCGGTCGTAGACCTGAAGGTGGAGGTGATAAAGAATCAACAGGTAAATCTAGTTCTGCAACTGCTAAAGAAATAGCAGAAAAATATGCTAAAGATGCAGCAGCAAGTGTAGAAAAATTAACAAGTTCTAATGACCCAAATTACGGTACTGATAAATTATATCAGGATAAGGATGGTAATTATAATGAAGAAAGAACTGCATTTCATAAAGGTATAGTGCAGGATAAGCTTAATCAAGGTTCTACCAATTTAGGTACTTCTTTTTTTTTAGGTGGAGCACCTGCAACAGGTAAAAGTTCATTAGAAAAATCAGGACAAATAACATATCCTGAAGGGATATTAAGGATTGACCCTGATGGTATAAAGGCTGAATTGCCTGAATATAAATTAATGGCTGATAATAAAATGTCAAAGGCTGCTTCATTGGTTCATGAAGAAAGTTCAAAGATTACAAAGGATGTAGTAAATAATGCTGCAGCTAATAAATTAGATGCAGTTATCGATACAGTTGGTGATGGTTCATTTGAAAAAGTTGCAGAAAAAGCAAAACAACAAAGAGATGCAGGTAAAAGAGTAGTAGCACATTATGTTACAACTGATGTTGCAACATCATTGAGTAGAGAAGCAGACAGAGCACAAAGAACAGGTAGAAAAGTACCTGATGATTATATTAAAAGTATGCATAAAGAAATTTCAACTATATTCCCAAAATTAGCCTCTAATAATACCTTTAATGAATTGCATCTATATGATAATAATGGTGCAAGTCCTAAGTTAATATATAGCAAAAAAGATGGTGTTGAAACCATCTTAGATAAAAATGCTTATTCAACTTTCCTAAATAAGGCTAAAGGCTAGAAGGGATATAAGGAACTTCACCTTTCTTTTTCATTTCTTCTAGTTGTGCAACCATTGCAACTTCTGCTTCATTAGCAGGTGGTCTACCATTGATTAATTCCATTAGAATCTTTTCTTTTTGGTCGATTTCGTAGGGCTTATTAGTAACTATTATTTCCATATATGTAATTTAAGTATTTTATTTTAAATAGCAAAATTTAGTTTATTTAAGCATACCAACTAGAATAAACACCAGATTCAGAATTTGAATACTCACAAAAGCAACCATGTTCAGCCTTGATGTAGTAGCTAATGTTCCCATTATAACCTATTGAAAGATTAACTTTTTTAAGAAATGGTTCACCTATAAAAGCATTTTCTACAGGCTTAACATTTGCAGACATGAAGCCTTCAGAACCTTCGACATAACTTTTGCAAATCTTTCTTAGTTTAATTGATTTTTCTTTAGATTCTACTACTTGATAAAAGTCAATGTTAGTTTGGTCATATCCCCAACTATTGTAAATAATCATACCTTCTTTGAAATTGTGATTCATTACCTTTTGTGCTTCTTTCTTTTTAGCTTTTCTTTCCGCTTCTGCTTTCATGTTAGCTTCTATTCTAGCAATCCATTCATTGCAAAATTCAATCATTCTTTCAACACTTCTAAATCTGTAATTAAACAAATAGTTAGGGAATCTTGCTTTACTTTTAATTCTCATGCAATTAGCAACAATAATTGGTTCTTCTTTGATGTTCAAAGAGTAACCTAAACTTTCATACTTTTCAATTAAATTTTTCATAGTTTTTATTTTTTATTTGATTAATGCTTGGATAAATACTGAAATAATAGCAGAAACGATTAAAAGAAGAAACATCTTAACTTCAATCGGTGGAGGGAGAATCTTGTGGTTCATAGTGTTTGTCATTTGATTACATAACAAATATAGACAGGTTTTAAACACAATCCAAACATTTGGGTAGTTTTTTTTAGAAATATGATGAACGGTAAATAATAAGGATAAGCGGTTAAGTGATAATATATTAACAATAATCATATTTATATTAAAATATTTATGAATCCAAAAGAAGCATTAAAGCAAATAAGAGCATTATTTGAAGATATGCCACAAGTTGTAGAACCTGTTGCACCTGTAGAACCTACAGTTACAAAGGTAGAAATGGCTGAATATTCCCTAGTAGATGGTACTAAAGTTATGATTTCTGCTTTGGAAATTGGTGGTATGGTTCAAATGGCTGATGGTACACCTGCACCTGCAGGAGAACATCAATTAATGGATGGTACAATTATCCAAGTTGATGAGTTAGGAACAATCGTAGAAATAGCTTCACCAAAAGAAGATGTTATTGAAGTAGAAGAACCTGTTGCACCTGCTGCACCTGTTGCTCCTGCACAAGATACAACTGCTATGGCTGAAGAATTAAAGGCTGAATTTGCAGAGCAAAAGAGCCAATTAGAATTAAAAATCGCTGAATTAGAGAGCAAAGTAAAACAAGGTTTTGCACAAGTAGCTGAATTAGTAGAAGCACTTTCAAACACCCCAACTGCAGAGCCTACTCAAAAAGCAGCAAACGCATTTCAATCTTATGTAACTACTAATGACAGTAAGTACGAAAGATTGGAAAAATATAGAACCGCAATTTTAAACAAATAAATTTATAACAAATGTCATTTTCAGTAAGTTCATTAACAAACTATACTAAAGAGAACGAAGCATTATTAGTTTCTTCTTCAGTATTAGGTGCAAAAACTGCAGCTTTAATTAAGAGTGCAGGTAACGTTATGGTTGGTGTTAAATCAGCAGAAACCATTAACATTATGGATACAGATGCTTTCTTCCAAGCAGGTGGTACTTGCGGTTGGAACGCATCAGGTACAACTTCTTTCACACAAAGAACTGTAACAGTAGGTAAAATCAAAGTACAAGAGTCTTTATGTCCTAAGGCATTAGAAGCTAAGTATTTACAAAAGGCTTTGCCAACAGGTTCTCAATACGATTCAATTCCATTTGAGCAAGATTATTCTGATAGAAAAGCAAAAACTATTGCTTCTCAATTAGAAACTGCTATTTGGCAAGGTGATACAGGTTCTGCTAACGGTAACTTAAATAAGTTTGATGGTTTAATCAAATTGATTGGTGCTGCTTCAGGAGTTGTAGATGCTAACGTTTCAGGTTATGTTTCAGGTGCTCCTTTGAGTTCTATTACTGCAGCTAACGTAATAGCTTTATTAGATGGTGTATATAAAGCAATCCCTGCTAAAGTTGTGTCTGCTGAT